ATTCCTGCCTGTCTACACGTTGATAACTCTGCTAGGGTACAAACAGTACCAGAGACATCTGAAAGCGTTCTGAGACCTATATTGGAGTGCTGGTATGAGAAGACGGGATGTCCTGTATTATTGAATACATCTTTGAATGTTCGAGGTAAACCAATGGTAAATAGCACCGAAGATGCAAAACTCTTCTCTAGTGAATACTCTGTAAAGGTTTTTTGATGAAATTGATTAGTCATGTAAAAAATAGAACATTCTCGAAAATACTGTTTCATGGTTGTTCTATTACTTGGGGGGATGAACTTGAGGATCGTGAAAACGAAAGGTATAGTAAATTAGTTTGTAATAACTTTGGTATCGATGAAAATAACATTGCACTATGTGGTAATAGTAATGATCTCATAGTGAGAGAAGCGATTGAGTATCTTGAAAAGGAAAGCGTTGATATTGTAGTATTACAATTTACCGTTCACTCTAGAATGGAATGGTTTGATAGGCAAGGTTTTTTACATCGATTCACGCCACAACTTACGTCAACTCATGGAAAAGTGAAACTCAAGGGTAATCCTATGTCAGATGAATTGAGAGAAAGATTACATTCTGCTGGTAAATGGTTTTATAGATTTGTTTACAGTGATATTCTTGGTGCAGAAAATATGTGGAAGAATATGGTTTTATTCGATTCTTATTGTAAAGCAAACAATATTACGTTTATTCCACTTTTGGCAGATCATTTTCATGATGTAATCCGCAGACCAGAGAAGTTTTATCATGAAAAAGTTGGGCATACTGGTTGGTGGAAACCTTTATATCAGGGTTTCCCTATAACTCGTCTTCATGAACATATTATAGGGCATAAGGAGGATGGTATAGGAAATCATGTTTATGGTGATTACTTTGCTAATGGGAATCATCCCAATGCTTCAGGTCATCAAAAAATTGCAGAAAAAGTTATTGAGTTGATAGAAGCTATATAATCTGTTATAATATTGTTGGATTGCAACCCATTATAGTATGGCTAAAGGATTTAAGGTGGTAACCACCCCACCTGCTACAGAAAAACAGGAAGACTGGTGGTCTGTAGAAAAAGGAAAAGAATTGATCAAAGGTAAGAGTATTGTCTTTTGTCTACCTGGTCGTGGCGTTTCTTACATATTTTTGAAGGCATTTGTACAACTTTGCTTTGATCTGGTTCAAAGTGGTGCAAGCATTCAAATCTCACAAGATTATAGTTCAATGGTAAACTTCGCACGTTGTAAGTGCTTAGGTGCTAATGTTCTCAGAGGACCAAATCAACTACCATGGGACGGGAAGCTCAAGTATGACTATCAACTTTGGATTGACAGTGATATCGTTTTCAACCTCGAAAACTTTTATCGCATTGTATGCATGGACAAGGATCTTGCTGCTGGTTGGTACGCTACGGAAGACGGTAAAACAACATCCGTTGCTCACTGGCTTGAAGAGGATGACTTTAAAGAAAACGGTGGGGTAATGAATCATGAGACAGTTGATGGTATTCAAAAACGTAGAAAACCGTTTACTGTTGATTATACTGGTTTTGGTTGGTTACTAATCAAACATGGTGTTTTTGAAAATAAGGAAATGACTTATCCTTGGTTTGCACCTCAGATGCAGGTGTTTGATTCGGGTGAAGTTCAAGATATGTGTGGAGAAGATGTATCATTCTGTTTAGATGCTATCAAGGCAGGATATGAAATCTGGTGTGATCCACAATGCCGTGTAGGTCATGAGAAAACAAGAATTATATAGATACCTGTAAAGAATGATTACGGTATATGGAAAAGTATGATATATACGTTGAGGGAGTAAAGGAATTCTCTTCTATTGGTGAAGAGGAGATGCTTGACATATCACAAGCACTTGCCGATGAGTTTTACCACTCTGGATACCCCCATCCCGACGAAATAGAAATTAGATACCTGGGAACCGACGACCAGGATTCCGACTGAACATCAGGCTACGGAGCATCCAAGAAAGACCTTCTCGACAGAGGAGGTCTTTTTTTGCCTCTAAATAGATAAATATACCGAGATTGTCAACGTTCTAGTGCCTGTTCAACGTTTTTCACAGGGTTTTAAAGATATATCATTGTCTTTCAAACGTCATCCAGTCACAAATGATATACTTGCATTGAAAAATGAGGATGCAATAAAACGTTCTGTTCAGAATCTAGTTAGATTGCAATTAGGTGAGGTATTTTTTGATCCTGATTTAGGAACCAGAATTACTGGTTCTTTATTTGAATTAGCAAATAATGATTTTGTAGATCCTATTAAAACTGAGATAGAAACTACAATAACAAATAATGAAAAAAGAGTTCAATTGACGAGTGTTGATGTTGAATCAGAACCTGATACTTATTCTATGAATATAACAATATCGTATGAGTTGGTTGGTTTATCAGCACCAAGTCAAACCTTGCAATTTGTACTAGAACCAACTAGGCTATAATGGCACTACAACAATTTACAAATTTAAATTTTGAGGATATAAAAGCCTCATTAAAAAATTATCTTAGAGAAAACTCTGATTTTTCTGATATGGATTTTGAGGGATCTAATCTCTCAATTCTAATAAACACACTTGCTTATAATTCTTATATTAGTGCATACAATACCAATATGGTGGTGAATGAGACGTTTATTGATTCTGCCACACTTAGAGAAAATGTAATATCTCTTGCACGTAATATTGGGTATGTTCCACGATCAAAAAGTGCAGCAAAATCTAAAGTAGATTATTTTATAACGGGAATATCAACATCAACATCTACAATAACATTTCAACCAGGTGTGATTGCAAATGGAACGGTATCGAATGCAAATTATATTTTTTCTTTACCAGAAACAGTAACTGGGACTGTTACTAATGGAGTATCAGAAGGCACAATAGAAATTTGTCAAGGTCAATATTTGTCAAGTCGATTTGTAGTTAATAATTCGCAACCAAATCAAAGATTTATTTTACCAAATTCTGATATAGACACTTCTACTATAATTGTAAAGATATTAGAGAGTAATGGTAGTAGTACTAGTACAGAATATAACTTGGTAGAAAATATTATAGGAATTACATCAACATCCAACATATATCTCATACAAGAGACAACAGATGAAAAATATGAGTTATTGTTTGGTGATAATGTGTTTGGTAAGAAATTAGATTCTGGAAATGTAGTAAACGTTTCTTACATAAAAACAAGCGGAAGTAATGGTAATGGTGCTGCAAGATTCAAATTTGCAGGTAGTATTAAGGATGAAAATGGTGCTACTTTAGATGGTTATCGTACTGTTCTAACTGCTCAATATCCATCAGAAAATGGTGATGAGATAGAGACTCTTGATAGTGTAAGGTATTACGCTCCTAGATTATATTCATCTCAGCATAGGGCAGTTACTGCATCCGATTATGAAGCTATTCTTCCTTCAGTATATCCAAATATAGAATCTGTAAGTGCTTATGGTGGTGAGGAATTAACTCCACCTCAGTATGGAAGAGTTTATATATCCGCTAAACCTAAGAATGGTTCTTTCTTATCCGACTTTACAAAGAAAGATATACTATCCTCTCTAAAAAATTATTCAGTTGCAGGAATAGTTCCTGTATTTGTTGACTTGAAATTCTTATATGTTGAGATTGATAGTTATATTTACTACAATGCAAACTTTGTTGGTAATGAGGAACTATTAAAGAGTAATATAATATCAGCACTAACTGCTTTTGCCTCTGGTTCAGAATTAAATAAGTTTGGTGGTAGATTCAAATATAGTAAAGTATTATCAATGATTGATAATGTTGATAATTCTATTACATCTAACATTACTACAATTAGGATAAGAAGAAATCTTATTGCAAAAATCAATCAATTTACCCAATATGAATTATGTTTCTTGAATACTTTCTATTGCACAGAAAGTAATTTCAATATTAAATCTACTGGTTTTACAGTTTCTGGTGTTTCTGGTACATGTTTCTTTGCAGATGAAAAAATTTCTAGTGATAAAGGGAGTTTGTTTATGTTCCAGATTCTAACGGATGATTCAATAAAAGTTTTATCGAATGCATTTGGAACAGTTGATTATAAGAAGGGTGAAATCATTATAGATACTGTGAATATAACATCTACTGCTCTTACAAATAATATCATAGAAGTTGAGGCAACACCAGACTCAAATGATGTTTTAGCAAGAAATGAATTATATCTTCAATTTGATGTGTCCAAGAGTAATTTTTATATGAGAAAAGATTCTATTGCATCTGGTGCAAATACTTCAGGATCAAGATACAATCCACAATCTAGTTACCAAATCGGTAAAAGAACAAGATAAATGTTGCAAACATCCTTTACCAAAGTAAAAATTAATGAAATAGTTCAGGGGCAAATACCTGACTATATTGATGCAGAAAATCCTCTATTTGGAGAATTTTTAAAACAATATTATCTTTCTGAAGAATTTCAGGGAGGTGTATTAGATATAGCAGATAACTTAGTAGAATACAAAAGTCTTGATTTTTTAAATAAAGAAAATCTTACAGGATTTACTTCAATCTCTAGTTATATCAATGCTTTTGACGATACTGTTCATGTAGACTCAACTACAGGATGGCCATCTCAATGGGGATTACTAAAAGTAGATGATGAGATAATAACTTATACTGGACTTACTACTAATACTTTTACTGGATGTGTTCGTGGATTTAGTGGAATTGAAAAAAATAGCAAAACTAATAAACCAGAGTATCTAACATTTACTCAAAGTGGAATTGGAACACATAGAGTAGATGCTAAAGTTGAAAATTTAAGTAATGTTTTTCTAAAGACATTTTTAAAGAAATTGAAAACTCAGGTGTTACCTGGTTTCTCTGAAAGAAATATCAATACGCAAGTAGATCAATCTAATTTTATTAGACAGGCAAAAGATTTTTATAGTTCAAAGGGAACAGAAGAATCATTTAAGATTTTATTTAGTGCATTGTATAATGAAAAGGTTGATATGATTCAACCTTCAAAATATCTAATAAAACCATCTGGTGCGGATTATATTGTAAATGATGTTTTGGTTTGCGAATCTTTAGAAGGTGATCCTGAGAAAATTGAGGGTCAAAGTTTAATACAAGACACACAACCATTACAAACTAGTGGTTCTATTTTTAATGTAGAACGTGCTATCATAGACGGCAAAAAATTCTATAAAATTGGAATTGACCAAAGTAGTATAGTTGGTAAATTTAGACAAATTGGAAAAACATTTATAACAAAAACGTCTGGAATAGGAGCAACTATATTGCATGTTGATTCTACAGTTGGGTTTGGATCAACAGGAACTATAAAATTTGAAGACAGAACATTTGATTATGGTAGTAAAAATATAACACAGTTTGTAGGTGTAGCTACACTTACCTCTCCATGTGGCATAGGATCCACTGTAAGGTCAGGATTGGAGGCGTTTTCATACGAAGATGGTGATCTAAGTAAAATCGTTAGATTGAACGTTCTAGGTGTCATAAGTAAATTTGTAGGTGATGCTACAAATCAACAAAATAATAGTAATATTAATGTAAAAAGTTTAGGTATTGTACAGAAAGATCTGAGATGGTCATCTTGGATTTATAACACTGCAGCAACGCACAATCTAGTAGGATTTAAAGATTTAGGTGGTAATAGTTATAGGTTTGATTTAATCAACGATCATGTATTTTATGTTGGTGATAAGTTAGATGTTGTTGATGAAGAAAATAATATACAAGAAGGAACAGTTTTAAGCACACCAAATTCCAAATCTGTTGTAGCTAGTACTGGTAACTTAGATCCCAATATTGCTTATTACATACGAAGAAGGGTAAAAATATCTTCTGATGGATATACAGCAGATGTTCAGAATAGTTACTCTAGTGGTGAAACAGTATATGTTGCGTCTAATAGTTTACCTCATTGGGATATTGATCCTCAAGATAGAAAAAGAACGTTCAATTCATCTTTGAACTCTGCTGGATCGACAATAGAAATTATTGATCATAACTTCCATGATGGAGAATTGGTTGTATATACATGTCTATCTACAAAACTAACTAACTTAAATAATAATCAACCTTATTATATCAAGAAAATTGATAATAATAGAGTTGCTTTAGCATACTCTCTAGAGAACGTTCGCAACTCAGAGTTAATTACTGCATTTACTGCAGAAGATATAGCAGCTATAACAACTCATTTTCTAACTCCAGACGTTGTTTTCGGTAGTTCTATAGGAGCACAAAAAATATTTAGAAAATTTGATGAACCAGTATTTGCTGAAAATAAGTCAAAAACTATTCAGGGTGGAGTTGGATTATTTGCAAATGGAGTAGAAATATATTCTTATAAGGCAACTGATAAAGTGTTCTATGGTCCTTTAGAGTCTGTAGAGATACTCAATAGTGGATCTGGATATGATATAATATCACCTCCTAGATTATCAGTTACTCAAACTGGACATACTGGGGTTGGTGCATCTGCTATAACTCATGTTGAGGGTGAAATAAAAGAAATTGTAGTTGATACTGAAGGATTAGATTATCTTGATGTTCCAAATGTTAGTATCACTGGTGGTAATGATACTTCTGCAATAGCGAAAGCACAGATGAAGTTGGTTCATCAAGAAGTTGAGTTTGATAGTACTACCCAAGGATCAATTGTAAATACCACAACTGATAGATTTGTATTTCCAGAACCTCATGGATTCAAGCATGGTGAGGAATTACTTTATTATACTTCGGGTTCAGCTCCAATTGGTATAGGAACTACACCAGGCAATCTTGAAAATCAGTCATCATATTTTGTTGTAAAATTAGATGATTTTCAAATGCACATTTCTGAAACAAAAGAAAGTGCATTATCGGGTATAGGAACCATAGATCTAACAACAAATGGTGGTGGTGTTCATAGATTTTCTGCTGTAGATAGAAGAACTAAAATTGATAAAATTGTTTTAGATAATCCTGGTAAATTCAAGAATAGACAAAACACAACATCAAGTATTACTGGAATCAATACATTTACTAGTACCCTTACTATAACTGATCATAATTTCTTGTCTGGAGATATTGTTAGGTATACTGCAGATAATAATCTTGGTGGTCTGACTAGTGGTTCGGATTATTATGCAATAAAACTAGATTCAAATACTTTTAGACTTTCTTCAAAGAAAGATTTGAGTGATATTGTAGAATTGACTAGTATGGCATCTGGAGTGCATACGTTCCAAGATCCTCCTATAGAAGTAACAATTAGTGGTAGACAAGGTATAAGTACTGCAAATGCAGTTGGAACACCAATAGCAAGAGGAAAGGTTATTGGTCTTCATATTGAGAACGCTGGTACTAATTTTGGTTCTACTGTTATAAACGATAATTTCAAACCTGATATTAGAATTGTAGAAGGTAAAAATTCTTTCTTACAAGCATTTGTTCTAAACGGTAGAATCGATCAGATTATCATATTGAGTGGTGGAGAACAATTCTTCAGCACACCTGATATTATCATAACTGGAGATGGTGTTGGTGCAAAGGCAAAAGCAGTCATAGAAAATGGTTCGATTGTTCGCATCGATATGATAACAAAGGGTATGAATTATACCCAAGGACAAACTAGAGTAAAAGCATTGACACCTGGTTCTGGTGCTATCTTTTTTGGAAATGTAAAAGAATGGACAGTGAATCAGGTCGAGAGATTAGTAAAATATGGTGATGTAAAAAATGATGATGGTTTCCTTGAGATTGAAAGAGATTCTAAACTAGGTAATCCATATGTCAATTATTATGTTCCAAGAAATATAAGATCATACTTAGGTGATGATGGATCAGAGCATTCTCCAATATTGGGTTGGGCATATGATGGACATCCTATTTACGGACCTACTGCGATTGTAGGTGGACAATTAACGAATATAGAATCTAGTTATTCTTTATTTTCTGGTGTAGATAGATTAGATGGACCTTCTCTAAGTAAATATCCAGCAGGGTTCTTTATTGAAGATTATACTTTTGTAGAAGGTTATGGTGATTTAGATGAACATAATGGTAGATTTGCAGTTACTCCAGATTTTCCAAATGGAGTTTATGCATACTACACTACGGTTGAAAACAGCGATACTCTAAACCCACTCGATCCTTTTGATAATACAAGAAGACCAGTATTTCCATATGTTGTAGGTGATACTTACAATTCCACTCCTATTGAATTCAATATTGCAAATGATTCAGTACAGGATATAGACATAAACAAATTAAATCTAATTAGAAATACTGATCCTCATAATATAAACGAATATCAATTTGTTACTAATTCAAATAAAAATACAACTACAAATTCAAAAATACTTTCTATAAAGTCTGATTCATTAGATAAAGTTGAAGTTATAGATTCTGGTAGAGAATTTAATGTAAATGATGCTCTAACATTTGATAATAAAAACACTAAAGGTTTTGGTGCTATAGGAAAAGTTACTAAGGTAACAGGTCCAACATTATCTACTATTACTTCAACTATAACTGATTTTGAAGACGTTATATTTTCAAGCACAAATAATCTAGTTACAGGAATTACGACTCTTCCTCATGGATTAGCAAATAATACTTATGCAAGAGTGCTTGGTATATCAACAACAACTCATTCTGCATTTGAAGATACACCAAGAATAAAAGTTGAGTCTGTTCGTTCTAGTTTATCGGAAGCAATGTTGTCTATAGGATTGACAACACAAGTTTCTTTTAGTGATGGATTTGGTGCAAATAAATTTACAGTAAACGATATTGTTAGAATTGATAGTGAGCAACTAAAAGTATATGGTTACGATTCATTCTTCAATCAGTACAAATTATTCCGAGCACAAAATGGTACGGTAGCTGCTGCACACACCTATGGTACACCCATAGAAAGAATGGAGAGGAAGTTTACTTATCCTATAACTAAAAAATTCTATGATTCTACCGAGGAAGATTTCTCTAAATTCTTTGATGCTACTAGTGTTGTAGGAGTAGGATTGACGTTTGGTGTTGGTATTGGAGTAACAATATCAGTCAATGATGTTGATAAGTTTATACCAACTAGAAGTATATTCATAGAAAATCATAGTTTCAATCATGGTGAAAAATTAAGTTACAATCCTGGTGCTGGTACATCATTGACATATCAAACTGATGCGATGAAACGTGTCAGTACTGGATTTAAGAGACCTCTTCCTCCTGAAGTTTTTGTTCAAATTTTAGATAATAATCTAATTGGTATTGTAACAACCAGAACAGGTATTGGTTCTGATTTAGATAGAGTTATGTTTGATACCACTACTGGTATTGGAAATACTCATAACTTTACTACGACTAGAAACACTGTTACAGGAACACTTAGAATAATTGATGTTCAGGCAACAACAGTGGGTGTTCATAGTATGAGACCTACTAACAGTTTAGAGATGACATTAGTCTCTGCTGCTAGAAGCACTGTAACTGCAACTTATGATTCAGGTACAAGATTTGTAAGTATAGGATCATCGGTCAATCCACCATTGAGATTGACCACTGGTGATACATTAATTGTCAACACGGATGATGGATCCATGTTGGATACTAAGATGAAGTTCTTCTTAGATAGAAATTATAAGAAACCTTTTGTGGGATCTGGTGTTTCTACGATTGAAGTAACAGAACAGTCTATACCTGGTAACGTTGGTGGTATGACTTCTATAACATTTACACCTGAAGTTCCTAGTATTTTATACTATCAGTTCGTTCCTGTTGGAACAGGTGCTAATGCAAAAGTAATTGAGATTGATAAAGATATTGATAATTATTCAAAAATAATTGTTGATGCTAGTAAATTCACAGGCAAGCATTCTATTACGACTACTGGTAGTAGCACATATAATTTTAATATTGTACATACACCTGAAAAAGTAGGATACTCAACTTCTTCTACAATAGAGACAGTAACAAATTCTACGACACATAGAGGTGGTGTTGAGGAGGTAATACTAACTGCTAATGGTATTGGATATAAAGATCTTCCTGAAGTTTCTATTGCTTCTACAACGGGAACTGGAGCTTCTTTGAAAGTAGTTGCAAACAATATAGGTAGATTAGAGAATGTTGAAATTATAGATTTTGGATATGATTATCCATCAGATACAACTTTGAGACCAGAGGCTGAAGTTGGTCAAATAATAAGTTTGAAAGATAACTTTAGTGTAACTAGTGTAGGAATAACTTCTGTAGGATCTAAGTATCTTACTCCCCCCAATTTTGTTGTATATAATAGAAAGAAAAATGTTGTATCTGGAGAAACAGAATTTCTTGCAGAATTAAATGGTGCTGGTGTAGGTAAGGTCACCATAGTAAATGGTGGTGGTAACTTGAGTAGTTCTGATAATGAACTAATTGCTGTAGATAATACAAACGGTGTAGGAATTATCACTGCTACTTATTCCGATCCCAATGTAACGCTTAGATTACAAACTCCTAGTGGTGGATTTACAACTTCATTACCAATGCCATTCCAAATTGGTGATAGAGTATTTGTAGAAAACATAGGTGTAAGTTCAGGATTAGGATATAATTCAGCAAATCATGATTATGAGTTCTTTACTCTTACTGGTGTGACCACTGCATTTGGATTAGTAGATGAAGCAACAATTACATATGCAGTAAATAACGATCCTGGTTTCCATGACTTTGAAAAATTTGGAACAGTATCTAATGAAAAAGATATTGCTAAATTCAAATTAAACTTATCTGAAGGAGTTTTCAATAATAATGAAAGAGTATTTACTCCATTAGGTGCTCAAGCAAGAATCATAGCAGGTGATGGTAAAACTAGAAATACCTTGAGAGTTGATAACCTTGTTGGATTTAGTACTGGTGATAAATTGACTGGTGAATTATCTCGTGCAAGTGGAACTATAGAATCATTGAAATCTTTTAAAGCACACTTTGATATTGATAGTTCAATTCCAAAGAGATTTGGATGGGAAGATGATAGTGGAAAACTTTCTGATTTCTATCAAAGAATTCAAGATAACGACTACTATCAAAATTTTTCTTATTCATTGAAGAGTCAGGTTGGTATTAGTAGTTGGAGTGAACCAGTTGATTCATTAGCACACATAACAGGATTTAAAAAACATTCGGATCTATTGATTCCATCAATAGCAACAGGTGCTGGTTCAAGCGTGGTTGGACTCAGTTCACAGGCTGGTGGTGTAATGCTTCTTGATGCTGAAGTTGATTTAGATTGTAGAGATCAATTTGATTTGGTTTCTGAAAATACAAACTCTGACGCAACTAGTAGTAGTGAAGTCAATTTCAATTCTAAGAGGTTTGGGGAAGCAATTGCATGTAAGGGAAATAGAGTTTTGGATATAGATGATATATCACCACAGTTCTATTCTGATTCTGATATATTCAGATCTATTGAATTAGATCGTTTTGATATGACTAGTGTGTCTGCTATAAAATATTATGCTCAAGTTGTTCTTGATACCTCGCTAGGAATTACATTCAATGCTACTCAATATACAGAGTTCATTGTATCTCATGATGGATCAGTAGCATTCTTGAATACTTATTCAGAATTATCTGATGCATTTGATCTTGGCGAATTTACTGCTACTGCATCTGGAAGTATTTGTAGTGTGTCATTTACACCTTCAAATACAACTTACGAATATGATATAACATTCCATAAAGAAGTTCTTGGTTCTTCTGTTGGAGTAGGAACTACTGCAGTTGGAATGATTCAGAAAGTTGGAATGACATCTGCTATTGCTTCTTCTGGATCACCTGCAGTAAATACAGTTTACGAATTTTCTGGAAGTGAGTTTAGATCAGGTAGTATCATAGTTGCTGCAGGAACAGCAACTGAGAAAGAAATTGATGAATTTTCATTCTTAGCTTCTGGAACAAATGATTGTAGTTATAGTAACTTTGGTTTGATGGATGCTGGAACTGATATGGGTTCCTTTGTAGTCAATCAGGCAAGTGGTGTTATTAGATTAGAATTTACCCCTGCTGCAAATACTGCTGTTACAGTAGCAACATTGTCAACTGTTGTTGGTGTCGCTACCACAGTTGCGAGTAGTGGGTTTACGACAACCCAATATAGAATAGGTGATACTGAGTACAACTCACGTAGAACCACTATAACATCTGCTGCTTCTCCTACTGCTACTGTTATAGCAGGTTTCTCATCTGCTAATTACACTTCAGTTAGATATACTGTTGAGGTTGAGAACACCACGGATAACGCTTATTCTTCATATAACGTTGTGGCAAATAGTTATGAAGGCAATATAAACTTTGTCAAATTCAATAATCTATCAACTGCTTCAGGAATATCTACCATTGGTGCTGATACATCTATACCAGGTGTTGTTAGAGATGTACGTGCAACTGAAGTTGTTGCATCTGGAACCAATACTGAATTGAAGTTTACCCCTGCACCAAACAAAGCATATATTGTTAGGGTAGCTCAGTTGAGAATAGATAAACCTGATGATCTTTCTAGCGACCTCACGGTTGGATTCTAAATACCTAAAAAACAATAATGTTTCAGTTAGCATCTGTAAATAAAGGATTCAATAAGGCAACGGAAACCTTCAAGAAGTCATTCAATTTGACTCATAGAGGTGATCCGATTTTTGTCAAGGAATTTGATTCTGCTGATACTGCAGTTGTTGATTTAGACGATGATACTTTTGTAATCAATAATCATTTTTTTAGAACAGGTGAACCTCTATTCTATGATGCTACAAGTGGATCTTCTGTAGGTATACAGCATGGTGTAAATGGTGTTGGTGCAGCAACCACTATGCCACTAAAGGTATTTTGTATTGAGGTTGGAGAAAATAAATTCAAGGTAGCAGCAACAGCAGCAAACGCAGCTTCCAATTTACCTATTGGTTTGACAACAGTTGGTGTTGGATCAACTCATAGATTTGTTTCTGAAAAAGAACTAACAAAATGCATTATACAGATCGATAATGTAATACAATCCCCAGTATACAAATCAACAAATATTTCAACTACCTGTACTAACGTAGTTACAGGAAAACAAATTGGTTTTGCAGATGTAGGTAATTTTAATAAGTATGATCTAATCAGAATCAATGATGAGATCATGAGAATCCAAATTATTGGATTTGATGGTGATCCTCTAAACGTATTGGTTGACCGTGAATTTTTAGGTACAAGTCAGAATGCACATCAAGTTGGTGATACTATTGAATTACTTCGAGGAGATTATAATATAATAGGTGATAGGATCCATTTTGCAGATGTTCCTTTTGGTGGCAATAAAGAAACTGTTGGTGTATCATCAGATAAAGTAAGCACATCAACAAACTCATTTACTGCTCTTACAGACTCATTTGAACCTGGTACAAAAGTAAAACTCAGAACACTTGACCCACCAACACCACTACAAGAAAATCAAGAATATTTTATAATAAAAAATGCTGCCAATAACTTCTCATTTGCTGATAATAGAGGTGATGCATTATTGGGTAATGCAATAACACTCACAAGTTCTGGTATAGGAACACACACGTTAGTGTTGACAGATTCTCAAGAAGGTAGCACATTCCAAGGTAGAGTATTTACAAGATCTGATTATCAAGAAAATATCATATTAGATGATATATCAGATTCGTTTACGGGTATAGGAAAAACATTTATACTGAAGAGTTCGGGTGTCAATACCACTGGTATCAGTACTGATTTTGGTGCAATACTAGTAAATAATGTTTTCCAAAGACCAACAACAGATTATAGATTAGATGGTACTGCTGCAACAGGAATAACAACAATAACATTTACTGGAAACGAATCAACAACACAAACTGAAAGTTATAGTACATCAGATGTAAACTCTAATAATTTACCTAGGAAAGGTATTATTACACGTATTGATGAATGGGAAAAAGGTTATGGTTATCAACCAAGAATTGTTGGTGTTGGTAGTGCTGTAGTATCTGCAGCAGGTACTGTTTCTAGTATAGGTTTAGGATTTACTGGTAGTGGTTATAGAAATAATAATGAAACCACCTATAGGTTCAAAGTTCTTGGTGGTGGTGCAACTACAGGTGCTGCTGGTACATTTATAACTGAGGTTGGACATATAAAAACCATTGATATAACTGAGAAAGGTGCTGGTTACTATCATAAGTCAGTATCAAATGCAATTCATAATATAAACTCAGGTATTATGACTGTAACAACATCTGCTAATCACAACTTAGCAGTTGGAGATAGAGTTGTATTGAGTGGCATTGATATGACTGATGGTAGTTCAACATATTCATTCCCGTTCCCAGATGAAGTTGGTTATCAGGGAGCAAGAGTTGTTGAAATTGTACCAAGTGTAAGGAAGTTCTCAGTAAATGTAGGTGTACATACAGTTGCAACAACATATAGTAGTGGTGGTGTTATCAATAAACCAACTGAGGTTGAGTTTGATTCTCCTATTGGATACGATGATATTGCATTGGTAAGCTCTCTTAGTGGAATTGGTGCTTCTGTTTCACTTGACACAAATTTACTGACTCAGATGTCAGGATTTACTTTATCGAATGTTGGTTATGGTTACAGTCAAGGTGAATTATTGACAGTTTCCTCTGGAATTAATACAGATCCTACTTTGATAGAAAAAGGTTTTATAGATGTATTGAGTGGAGATGAATATAAGATACAACATGCGGAATATAATTCAAATGTTGGGATACTAACTGTTGCAATTGGTATTCACACCCTAACAGTAGGTATGGGAGTTAGCTTGAAAGATGGTGCTATAGGGTTTACATGTGCAAAAGATACTTATAATACACTTCATAAGTATCCACGACCAACAGACCCTGTTTCTGGTATAAGCACTGATATTGTTGGCATAGGAACTACCACAGTAAGCATAAATGTTGGAGTATCTCCAGAAAATGAGAGGTATGATCATAAGTTTGCAGGGGCAGCATTCTTAGAAACTTCTTTTAGAGTCAAGTTTACCAATGATGATGAGTTTGCTGGTTGGGTATTTGGTAAGTTACAAATACTAGATGATTTCTCAAACGAATTTAATGGAGATAGAACTGTATTTACTCTTAGGGAAGATACCAAAGCAGTAAGTTTTGAAAAAGATATTGGTAATCCTATCATCATACAAAATAGTTTGCTTATCTTTATTGATGATGTTCTACAAGAACCTGGTAAATCATATGTTTATAATGGTGGTACGCAGATAGAGTTCCTTGAGCCACCTAAGGCAGGATCATCACTTCAAATTCTATTTTATAGAGGAACCGATAGTGATGTTGGAACTTTAGTTGCGACTCCATCATTGAAGACTGGTGATAAAGTTACAATTAATAGACAACTTGTAAGAGTTGTAAGAGATCTTATAACAAGAGACCAAATACAAACAACTCTCTATAAAGGACCAGGTATTAGTTCATCTAGAACACCGTTAAGACCATTATCATGGTGTAAGCAGAGAAATGATACATTTGTAGATGGTGTAAAAGTTAGCAAATCAAGGGATTCGTTAATTGGTAACATATTCCCTGCTGGTCGTATCATAAAAGATATTGACAAGAATGATACAGTATTTTATATTGATACTGGTGTTGCTAGTTTCTTATATTCTGAAGAACCTGACACAACTAATAGTTCAGTTAGGATTATTGATACTGATAAGAATAACACTGGTTTTGGATCAACAGGATTTACCTATCCTTTGTTTGATGCAACAGGTGTAAGTTATGTTGGTGATGATGGTATCATTTCAGGTGTTGGTACTCAAAATACAAAAGTTACTTTTGAGTTTACTTTACCTTTGAATTCTCCGTATAGAGAAAATCAGTATGGTGGAAAAACATCAACAGCAATTGCGAGTGGTGATTACTTTATTGTCTCTGGTTCCAATGTTGGTGCTGGAGTAACTGCAAAAAATTCTGGTGCTTCTGCTATTGTTGGAGTTGCAACTCAATTCCTAGATGGTGTATACCAAGTTGCAGCAACACCTGCTGCTGTTGGATCTGGACAAACCATGAGGGTTACTTGCAACATTGAATCTGGACATGGACTAAACTTTACAGGTTTGAGTTCAGGTGTAGGTCAGTTCTACGGTAACTATAGTTTCTGTAAACTAACTGCTTCTGCAGTGGGTGCTGCGTTCACATGTAACACATTAAATGGTCTTACAGGTATCGCAACTGCTCCTCAAGTTATTAGATCTGAAAGATTATCTCTAGATTATACATAAATAACCAAAAAGTTTCAAAATAATGCCAGCCGTCATCACGGATCAGATCAGAGTCTTGAATGCGTCGAATTTCGTAAGTGGAATTTCGACGACTGATAACAGTTATTATGTCTTTATTGGGTTACCCAATGCAACTTCTGTTGCATCAGACTGGAATACAAATACTCCATCACCCATAGATAATTTTGACCAACAAGATGATATATATGATACTCTGATATCTGCCAAAAAAATTACATCAAATGATGTGCTTAGAGTTGTCAATAAGGCATCTTGGGGTAGTGGAACAATATATGAGATGTATCGGCATGATTATAGCATCAATAATTTGAGTCCACAGACTAGTTCTACTAACCTATACAGTTCAAATTATTATGTAATGAACAAAGACTTTAGGGTCTATGTTTGTATATACAATGGTGCTGCTCCATCCAATAGTGGAAAAGGAATTGTTTCTCTACAAGAACCAGTACACACGGATCTACAACCTAGATTAGAAAGTGATGGTTATATTTGGAAGTATCTTTACACTATTACACCTAGTGAAATTTTGAAATTTGATAGTTCTAATTTCATGCCTACTCCAAGAAATTGGAGTACAAATGCTGATGTTGCTGATGTAAGGAATGCTGCTGTTGATGGTAAAGTTGAAGTTATAACGATAGAAGATACAACTACTGCTGCATATCAATTTAATGGCACTAAAAATAATGTACCTATAAGAGGAGATGGTGAGGGTGGACTTGCATCTGTTACTTTCTTAAATGGTAAACCATCTGCAGTTCAGGTAACGAATGGTGGTTCTGGTTATTCGTTTGCTACTTTGGATTTAGATTCTGTTGTTACTGGTGCTGGTGCTTCTTTCTCAGTAATCATTCCACCTCCAGGTGGACATGGTGGTGATGTTTATAGAGAACTTGGATCAAATAAGGTTCTTGTTTATTCTAGAATTGAAAATGCTGACGTAACAAACCCAGATTTCCCATCAGGTAACCAGTTTGCACGTATTGGTATACTAAAAAATCCTATAGAGAATGGTAGTACTGATTTAGTATCAGCATCAAACGTAAGTAATTTACCTGCGTTGAGAGTTACTGGTGCTACTGCAGGGACACTATCAGCAGCAGTTGATGGTATAGTTTATCAAACTGTTGGTGTTGGTTCTACTGCTGTAGGAAGAGTGGTGTCTTATGATACTACAACTAAAGTACTAAAATATTGGCAAGATAGGTCACTTGCAACTAAGAGTAGTGCTGGCGTAGCACCTACTTATGGATACAAGCTAAATAAGTTCAGCAATACACCTGGTGCAGGTGGTAGTACAAATATTGTTATTACTACTACTTCAGGGACTGAGACAGTTGGTATTGAAACTGGTTTTGTTGGTGTCTCTACAACAATCAATGCTAAAACGTATTACTTTGGTCAATCATTTACTAACGGTGTAGCGGAACCAGAGATTAAAAAACACTCTGGAGACATTATTTACGTTGACAATAGACCTGAAGTCACAAGAGCTTCAAATCAAAGAGAAGATATCAAAATCATCTTAGAATTCTGATACAATGCCACAAAACACCAATCTAAACGCTAGTCCATATTTTGATGATTTTGACTCGTCGAAAAATTTCAATAGAGTCTTATTCAAACCTGGTACTCCAGTTCAAGCAAGAGAACTGACAACTTTACAGTCTATCCTACAAGGACAGATAGAAAAGTTTGGTAAACATATATTCAAAGAAGGATCAGTTGTTATACCTGGTTCTTTAGGTTATGATCAAGAATATACTGCTGTAAAAGTTGAGTCTACATTTTTTGGTGTTCCTGTAGAACTCTACTATGATCAGCTTATAGGAATAAAAATACAAGGAAAGACATCTGGAGTTTCTGCAAGAGTTGTAAACGTTTTATCATCATCTAAATCAGAAACTGGTAATACTACACTTTACATAAAGTATGAGACCTCTGGTAGTAATAAAACTCAAGAAGAATTCCTTGACGGAGAAAACTTATTTACAACCTTCCCATTCACGTATGGTACAACAACCATAGGTGGAGGTTCAGATTTTGCTGTTTGTATTTCATCAAATGCAACAGCTGTGGGTTCTGCCTTTACTATAACTAAAGGTGTATTTTTTGCTCGTGGTGCTTTTGTAGAAGTTCCAACTGAAACAATAATACTTGATCAGTATAGTCCAAACCCATCATTTAGGGTTGGTTTTCTTGTAACAGAAGAAATTATAACTGCTGTTGATGATGATAGTTTATATGATAATGCTGCTGGATTTTCTAATTATACAGCACCAGGTGCAGATAGATTAAAAATAATCCTATCACTTACTAAAAAAGAACTGGATAATTTTCAAGATGAAAATTTTATTGAGTTGTTTAGAAGTAATAATGGAGTAAAAGAAAGAATAGTACAGAATACTGTTTATAGTGAGATAAGTAAGGAACTTGCAAGAAGAACTTTTGATGAAAGTGGTAATTATTATGTAAGAAAATTTGATCTTGAATCAAGAGAATGTTTGAATGATAGACATTCTGTTTTTGGAACTTACTTCCCAGAACAAAAAACAAATTATGGTAATAAACCATCAAAGGATTTACTGAATATCAAGGTAGGTCCAGGTAAAGCATATGTAAAAGGATTTGAATCATCAGTAACTGGATCTAGAATTCTTGACGTAGAAAAACCTAGAACAACAAAGTTAGTAAAAAGTTCCGCAATACCTTTTGAAGCAGGTAATAAACTAAGAGTAAACAATACTTTGAATGGTGCTCAAATTAAATTGAACGCTGCAAATGCTGACTTTGTTGATTTACGTGACACACGATTAGGTGCTACAAAATCAACTGCTGCTGGAAATAGTATTGGAAGAGCAAGAGTATATGATTATAAGACTACAAATGCAAATTACTCTGGTAATGATACTCAATTTGATCTCTATCTTTTTGATATTCAAACCGACACCACACTTACCATAAACACAGCAACTACCCTTGCTGTACCTGGATTGATAGAAGGTGCTAGATCTGGTGCTAAAGGTTATCTTAGGAGTGCGGTATCTAGTTCAACATCTCTTATTCTAACACAAACTTCAGGGCAATTTGTTGTTGATGAGCCAATCATTATCAATGGTATACAGGATGGTAAAGTTATTACAGCTATAACCGAAAGGGATTTAACTGATGTAAAATCAGTTAGATCTACGGGTGGATCTAGGACTTTTGCTGCAGACGTAGTATTAGAACCAAAAGTAAACTTTGGTGGCAGATCATTTACAATTACTTCGGGTGGTGTTGTTACTAGTGGATCTGGCGTGGGTTGGGTAAAGAGTTTCAAAGTAGGAGATATTATATCATATAAGTTAGCAGGTGTAACAGACAATACTTTCAACCAAGTAAGTGCTATTAATCTTACAAACAAGACAGTAACTGTTATTGCTGCACCTAATGATGTTAGTGGTGTTTGTGATAAAGATTTACCAGGTTCAAATGTTACTGTAAGTGGAGTACAGATAGTAGCATCTAATCTTAGAGGATCTAAGAGTGGATTTTTATATTCTGAATTACCCAATTCAAATGTAGAATCTCTTGATCTTACAGACTCTCAAATTCAATTTAGAATTGAGGTTACTGGTGAAAGCACAGATGGATCTGGTCAATTAGATTTACCTTCATTGACAGGAACTGATAAAGTATATGCTCCTTTTGATGAGGAAAGATATTCTGTATTTTACTCTGATGGAACAGTAGAACCTCTTACAACCGATCAGTTAGTATTGACTAGTGGTGGTAAAGGTGCTACTATATCTGGTTTGACTCCATCACAAAGTAGCGTAGTTGTTCATACTACACAACAAAAATCTAAAGCAAAATCAAAGCAAAAAAATATTGTTAGAGGTAAATCACTTGTAGTTACTGGTTCAGAAAGATCATATTCTGGAGTAAGTACTTCTATTGCTGATGGTCTAACATTCAGTGATGCATACGGTAAGCGTGTACAAGATAGAGAGGTGTCTCTTGATGTTGCTGATGTGGTTGAAGTACATGCAGTATTTGAATCTTCAGGAACTGGTGCTCCAACTATTCCATCATTGACATTATCATCCTTCACTGGTCCTAATGGAGATAATACAGATATAATTGTAGGTGAGGTTGGTGTAGGCAAAAGCACTGGTGCATCTGCTATGGTTCTTGCTAGAAGTGGTACAACTAAAGTAGAAGTTTGTTTCAAAAATAGGTTTGCCTTTAAAGAAACTGAAGAAATTATATTCCAAGAAAGTGGAGTGGTAGCAAATCTTTCTCAGGTTTCACCTGGCGATCCAAATATAAGAAAAAATTTCCTTGTAGATTCTGGACAAAGAAATGAGTATTATGATTTTGGTCGTTTAGTAAGAAAACAAAATTTCCCTAAACCACAAGGACAACTAAAAATATATTATGATCACTACACTATAAATGCTCTAGACTCTGGAGATGTAATAACTGCAAACAGTTACAGTTCGGATAGATATGATACTGTTCCTACTTTTAGTGGTGTAAGAAATACTGATGTTATTGATCTAAGACCAAGAGTTGCTGATTATTCAGGAAGTAGATCACCTTTTGAATTTGATTCAAGAGATTTTACTGGAACTGGATCAGCATCCAATGTTCTTGTTTCGGATGAAAATATACTTTTTGATTATAGTTTCTATCTACCAAGAGTTGATAGATTATATTTGAATAAAGATTCTACATTTACTGTAAAGCAAGGGATACCTGCTGAAAATCCAGTAGAACCAGAACCACTTACTGATTCATTTGAACTTGCTAGAATAGATTATAAACCATATGTTTATGATGCTAAACAAGATGTTACGATAACTTCTCGTGGTAACAGACGTTACACGATGAAAGATATTGGTAAACTTGAAACTCGTATTGAAACTCTAGAAGAAGTAACTTCTCTGAGTTTATTAGAAACAGCTACTGAAAGTTTAGTTATTAGTGACCCAGAAACAGGTTTAGATAGATTCAAAAATGGTTTTATTGTAGATCCTTTCAACAATTTTGATGTAACTGATTTAACTCAATCTTCATTGAAATATGATATAAAGGATGGTACGTTAGTTGCAAGAACTCATCAAGATTCTATTGATTTGTTGATTGGATCTGATCAAATAGTTGGTTTGAATGGAACACCAGATCTTACTGTTGATCCTAGATTTGTAAATGATCTTACATCTCCAAATATAAGAAGATCTGGTGATCTTATAACATTAGATTATATTGATGTTACTTGTGATATACAACCACTTGCAAGTAGGGTAGAGAATGTAAACCCATACATGTTCCGTAAGTTCAACGGTTCTCTTACCTTGAACCCAGACAATGATGTATTTGTAAATAGATTCTTCAATACAAGAGATGGTGGTATTGGTTATGGTAATGACTTTATTTCTGAGACTGAACCTTTACCCAATCTAAGGGAACAAAATATACAGTTTACTGCTGTAAGACTAAAACCACTTACTGCACATTTTTGTTCGTTTGCTGATGAAGATATGGTTGACACTAGAAGTCGTGTCATACCAAAACTTCTAGAAGTTACTCCAATTCAAGGTGCTTTCCAAATAGGAGAGACTGTTCGTGGTACTTCAATAAACAATCAGGAAACAAGTCAGGGAACAGATCTTAGATTTAGATTAGCAGTTCCAGATCATAAAGGTGGTCCTTTCAATGATCCAACAGTGTTCTATCAACAGAACCCTTATAGTGAAGAAGTTGTTGGATTATCTTCTTCATACTCAGAAACAACTGCAGTATTAAATGTTGATACTGCTTCTTTAAATCAAAAGTCAGATGCTAATTTCTTCGGGGTAGCACAAATTGGAATGAGATTAGTTGGTGAGACTAGTGGTGCTGAAGCAGAAATAAACAATATAAGATTGGTATCAGATGATTTAGGATCACTTGTAGGAAGTTTATACATACCCAGTGATACTTTCTTGAATGGTACAAATACTCTTATATTATCAAGTATAAGACCACAAGATCAAGTAGAAGGTAGAAACTTTAGTAATGCTGGTGCTGATTTCTTCTCAGAAGGATTTGAAATAACAGAGACGACTGTAACATATAGAGAACCTACTCCTCCACCTCCACCACCACCAGTTATTATTCATCATGAGACGGTTGTACATGTACCTGCACCACCACCTCCAGATCCTCCAGAACCACCAGCTCCAGTACCTCCAGATCCTCCAGAACCACCAAGGCCAGATCCTCCAATATTAATAATAACAGTTCCACCAGCACCTCCTCCTCCACCACCTCCACCTCCACCTCCTCCACCACCTCCACCTCCTCCTCCACCACCACCTGAAGAGGATGATGATCCTTTAGCACAAAGTTTTAGTGTTACTGAGGATCCTGGTATATTCATGACGGCTGTTGATTTATTCTTCCAGAGTAAGTCTGACACTATGCCAATAGAGGTACGTCTTGCTCCGTTAGTCAATGGATATCCTTCTAGGGAAATAATGAAGAATTCAGTTTGTATACTGAATCCTAACCAAGTTGTTATATCTGATGATGCTAGTCAACCAACTAGGGCAAGGTTCCCAGCTCCTGTATATCTCGCAACAGGCGAATATGCTTTCGTTGTGCTAACACAAACTGATGAATATAATCAGTGGATATCACAGGTTGGTGAAGTTGACATAAGCACTGCTGGTCAACCAGAACTAGGACAGGTTGTTATTTCTAAACAACCAAAATTAGGAACCTTATTCAAGGGTCAGAATGCTGGTACATGGACTGCCTCACAGTTAGAGGACATGAAGTATACTGCTTATAGGGCATTGTTTAATACTGATCCTGGTACATTTAGAATGTACAATCCACAACTAACTGAGTTTGGTGAAAGAAATCAATTAGATGAAAATCCAATTGAAACATTCTCTAAGAGGGTTGTTGTTGGTTTAGGGTCTGCTATTGAACCAGGTATCATTGATATTGGTACACAGATAAAACAAAATAATAGAACTGCAAATGGATTTGTTATTGAAAAACTTGCTCATTTAGATGACGGTGGATCAGCATTGACAATACTAAATGCAGGTACTGGTTATGAAGATGGACAATTTGATGCAGTTTCACTTGTTACTATCACTGGATCAGGATCTGGTGCTACAGCAAACATAAGTGTAGATGGTAATGTAGCTACTGCAGTTACCGTTACTTCTACTACAGGAACTGGATATGTAGTTGGTGATACATTGACTGCTGCTCTTGGTACTAAAGGTTTAGGTCAGAATCTAACATTCAATGTGGGTGTTACTACAGGCACAAATTCTCTAGTTCTAACAAATGTAAGTGGAAATGATTTCAATACTACAGATTTGATTCAATATCATAATCCTACTTTAGGATATGGTGTTACTGTGAATGGTATTGTACCATCTACTGTTACTGCTAATGGTGATCAATATGATGGTAAGATATTCAAAGTAACTCATGCTAATCATGGAATGCATGATGTAAATAATGTAGTAAAAGTTGCTGGTATAACTGGTGATATAATACCTACAAGACTTACAGTTGGATATGCAGTGAGTCAAACAAGTGCTGTTAGTATTGCAAGTAGCATAGGATTTAATTTCTTTGAAGGTGCTCAAGTATCGGCAAGTAATCCTGGCGTTGCTCTTATCGGTGATGAAGTGATAACTTACACTTCTGTTGGTTCAAATCAACTAACAGGAACAATTACTAGAGGTCTTGATGGTACGTTTGCAAGAACGTATAATATAGACACTCCCGTTCAAAAATATGAACTATCAGGAGTTTCTTTACGTAAGATAAACACAACTCATGATATGGTTGATGTTTCAAATACAATTACAGATAAGATAACATTAGATTCTTATCATTTGAAGATAAGTGGAGATGTATTCTTCAATAAGGATAAATTTAGTGGTGGAACAAGGGGAAGAGCAACATCAAACATTGCGTTTGATACTGTTGAACCAAGTATTGCTACTAGTATTCCACTGGGAACTGAAGTTACTGCTTCTGTTAGAACTACATCTGGCACAAGTATTAATGGTTCTGAATCATCTTTCGTTGATCAAGGATTTGAAGATTTATCGTTAGCAGGTGAAACTAAGTTTAGTAGTACTAGAATAGTTGCATCTGGTGAGAATGAAAATGCCAAGGCATCTTTAGTTGCATTACCTGGCAGTAAATCATTTACAATTGAAATGGGTCTTAGTACGGAGAGTGACAACATTTCTCCAGTAATAAATGCTTTTGGTAGTTCTGTACTAACAAAATCATCAAGGATAAATGCTCCTATATCAGATTATACTACTGATAGAAGATCTAATTTATCAGAAGACCCTCATGAATTATTATATCAAACTAAGGTTATTCGGTTAGATAATCCTTCTACTTCTTTGAAGGTTTTATTTGCAGCAAATAGACCTCCAGCTACTGATATAAGAGTTCTATATCGATTAGAAAGAGTTGATGGGAATGAATTAGATAAGATATTTGAATTATTCCCTGGCTATGATAATCTTGATGCAAATGGTGATGTTATTTCTGATAAGAATAACAGTGGCAGACCAGATAGAAACATCCTACCTAGTTTGCAAGATCAGTTCAATGAGTATGAATATACGGCATCCAATTTACCACAATTTACTGGATTCCAAATCAAAATTGTCATGGACTCAACTGATCAATCACAATCTCCTAAGTTGAAAGACTTTAGGTCAATTGCAACAGCATAATGGCTTGGTGGATTGTACATGATATCCTAAACGGAACATTTGAAGATGAGTATCAATTCAAAAAGAGCAAAAGTCGAGAATCATGTCTCTCTAGAGAGGGACATGAAAACGACTGCAATAGTCAACAACGATCAGACTGCCTACACCCGTTACATGAACAGGAAAGAGGTGGGATTAAATCAGAAAAGAGAACTTGATACTCTAAGAGACGAGATTGATCTTTTGAAGTCGCTGTTGCTAAAGAATAAATAGAAATACTGTGGTAGGTATACATGGCAGTCCCATCAGTTAATATCCAAATAGAAAAGGGTACTGACTTTTCTTCAACTTTCGATTTGAAGAAAAGGGATAATGATCCATTAGACCTCACACCTTATGATTTCTCTGTAAAGATGAGGAAACATTCAGAAGCACCTGGATCTGTTTCCTTTGCCACGACTTATGGCGGTTCACCTTCTAAAGGTAATCTAACAATATCTCTGACTGATGTTCAGACTGGTATTATTACAGCAGGAAGATATGAATATGATGTGGTTATACAAAACCGCAATAGTAATATTAAGACCAAGGTTATAACTGGTCAGGCACTAGTAAACCCAACAGCATCGTGATATGTCAATACAAGTTGTTGCAGTTGGTATTCAATCTAGTCATGCTGACACCAACCTAGATGGTCAACCAATTATTAACTTTACAGTAGAATCGGACGACACTGTGGCAAACATTCGAGACATTAGTGACATTGTATCTACAGCAATCGGTGCTGGTATAGGAACACATTTTGTTCTATCCTACGATCCAAATGCAGATAACTTCGTCTTTATAAGTCCTGATGCAGTAGTAGAATCTGCTGCTGGCAGTCAATCTGGTCCAGCTGGATTTGATTCTTCAATTATTACAGCACTTGGTGAAGATTTAGATAATAAAATTGATCTTGATGCTGGAACTTGGTCATGATTTCTAAATACTACAAGGCAAATAGGAACAAATGAGTAATCCAGTACTTCAGTTTAAGAGAGGTAATCTTGCTAGTCTGCCTGGTCTAAGAGCAGGTGAACCAGGTTTTACCAATGATAAGTACGATTTGTACGTTGGTATTGACTCTACAACAAACAATAACCAACTAATAGGGTCTTCTCGTTACTGGACAAAAGAAACGACAACAGTAGGATCTGGTGTCAATTTGGTTGAAGGAACGAATAATGGTGCTCACAAAGTTACTTTAAAAGCTCCTGCCACAATAGGTTCTGATCAAGAATATACATTCCCTGCTGCAGCAGTCAATACAGGATACTTAAAGTCTGATGGTAGTGGTAGTTTGACATGGGACACATCTCCTAATGCAGCTACTGCAGGTGGTTCTGGTGCTGCTGAAGTAAATGTAACGGGTGTGGGTACAGTTACATATCTAAAATCTAGTGATATAGTAGTATCTGCTGGTGCAACATTTGCATCTGCTCAAGTAAGTGATCTTACCTCAGGTAGAGTTGTACTTGCTGGTACTAGTGGAGAGTTAGAAGATAATTCAAATCTTGCATTTACTGGTTCACAGTTGAATGTTACTGGAAATGCAAATGTAACAGCAGACCTATCTGTTGGTGGTAACCTTACCATAAGTGGTTCTGTAACACAAATTAACACTGTCAATACAACTGTAGAGGATGTTCTCCTTGAACTACAAGTTGTAGATGGTGGGGCATTGGGTGGTGATACTAACAAAGACGTTGGTCTTATAATGAACTACTACAGTGGTTCTGCTAAAAAAGCTGCTGTATTCTGGGATGATTCTGCAGGTAGAATAGTTCTTGCTGAAGAGGCAACTGAATCATCGAGTGTGTTGACTGTTAGCACTACTGCTTCATTAGAAATTGGTGGATTATATGTCAATGATTGTGCAGGTCAAACACAAGTTATTTCTTGTTCAGGAACCACTCGTTCACTAGAGAACGTGACAATAGACGGTGGTACTTTCTAGTCTATATAAGATAGTCTAGTTGATCTAACATGAATGAAGAAGTGAATGCTATTTTGCAAGTTTATCAAAATAAACTAAACAATTTGCTGGCACAAAATATTGCGATTGAAGCAAAATTAATAACTGCAAATAAAACAATTCAAACTTTACAAGAAGAAGTAAAGGGGTTGGATAGACCCGTATCTGTACCAGAGGATCCAGATCCAGTGGTAGATGGTGGCGAAGTATAATTTAGAAACATACTTTAGCGGTGTTTGGCAAGATCAAAATTTTAAATGTCTTGAGTATTCTGGCTATCAGTTGGTCGATTATGTTAATGCTCAAAACCCTTCTAGTGTCTTAGATGTTGGATGTGGGTACAACAGATTCAAAGGAAAGATAAAAAATCTAGTTGGCATAGATCCATATAATGATGCTGCTGATATCAAAGTGTCTGTTGAAGATTATACTTCAGCACCATTTGAAATAGCATTATGTTTAGGATCTATAAATTTTGGTGATGTAGATCATCAGTTAGAGAAACTTCATACTCTATGGAGAAAAGAAGCAATCTTCAGAGTCAATCCTGGTATACCTCACAAATGGGCAGAGTATGGAGATATTGAATGGTATCCATGGACACCTGATAAAATCAAAAGGGTGGCAAAACAATATGGATATGATATAAAATGTCTTGAAAACGAGTATACTGTTCAAGGAGATATGAGATACTTTTTCATCTTTGCTAAATAAATCTGTAGATAGGAAAAAATTTAAAATGCTTTCTGGAACAGATTTCGTCAAGAAGATCAAGGAAGGAAACAGTGAGTTGTTTGAAGCATCACGCTCAAACGTTCGTCGTTTCTTCGCTTCTAAGCCAAGTGATGAGTATCTAGTCGAGCACTTCCGTGGACGTATGGTCAACGAAGCTCAGAACATGTACGCTATCGCTGGTCAAGTTGCATCCGCAGATCCTTCTACAGACGTAAAAGACTTAGAATTACTAAGCAAGCAAGCTTTAGACGAAGCAAAGCACTTCCGTATGGTAAAGGAAGTTATTGAGCACATCACTGGCGAAGAGCTAGATGTTGCTGCTGCATTTGCTGCTGAAGCAGAACAACCACAAGCCAAAGGTGCTGCACTTCTTGAGAAGTATGAAGCATCAGAAGACCCTGCTGCACTTGCTGCATACCAATTGGTAGCAGAAGGTAGAGCAGAAGCAGTTTGGAATGAAATGGCTGAATGTGTAGAAGACAAGTTCATCTCACATCGCTATGCTACTATTGCTAAGGATGAAGGATTCCACTCTAACTTAGGTGGACGTTCACTTTCAAAATTAGTTGAAGGTAGTGAGGCACTTCAAGCACACGTTCTTTCTCTTGTTGAAAAAATGAGAACAGATCTTTTAGAGATCAGTAACAAGAACACTGCTACTCCACTTGCCGTTGTTTAAAAGGTTTACGACCTTCACGAATACTTTTGTCTAACCAGTGCTCTTGCACTGGAAAGACATACTTATGATTGGCATCGACAGTTACAAAATTGTCGATGCCTTTTGTTGTCACAGGGAATTCTAATACCCTACCAAGATATTCGATATATTTTTCTTTCCATAAGAAGAATGCCTCATGGTCAATGAAGTGACATGTTAGATCCTTGAAGTATTCAAGGGCAGTATCCATGGTTACTTCACCACCTACACGTTTTTGTTGTAGTTCATTTATATTTCTATCTCTTACTATAAGAGCAATAATTGGTTGTACACCTAGCGACATCGCTTTTTGTGCAACCTCTTTTATTTTGGGAACTTGTCTGACACCATCATAGAAGAAAGGTACGCTAACGTTAGCACAAAAGAAATCTCCTTCAGGGAAGGTCAGTTCTTCTGGATTTACCCAGTACCTAGCGAATGGTTCTTCATCACTAGGAACCCAGTAGTTATCCTTTAGGGAGTCCCATCCTACAACGCTAGGATGTGCGGATAATAATCTAGCAAACAAATGGTTACCAGATCCTTGAGGACCAGCAACAATCAATAATTTTTTCATAGGTAGCACTACTGGCAATGACATGGTTTATCTCCACAGCAGGGAAGGTAATCACCTCGTATACCTTCTTCATAATTTCCTTTATTAGGATTTGATTGAAACGGAACACCAGTTTTATTACCATCATCTAAGATGTTATGTTCTACGTAGTTGATATATTTTTCATTGGCATCTTGTTCTAGTATTTCATTTACTCTCTCATCATACCATGCTATAGGGAATCCAACATCTAATGTTTTTAGATACTCTTGCTTGTAAAGATAAAGTAGTTCATAACTTAGATATGTTGGTTTTTCAAAATTAGGTAGTTGGTCTAGGAAGTGTCGTACAGTAGACTCTTCTCTTATTCTGTTTTGTTGATTTTTAAGTATAGTCTTATCTCTACCTATGACTAGGATCTTAGTCTTGACACCACACAACTGAGCATTTATGCAAAACTGCATTACGTTTGGACACCATTTAGTCCCTTTACTTTCTATGCCAAGTGGGATGCTTATAGAGGTAAAGTAATATTGACTTTGCGACCAGTCAAATTTATGCAGAGTGGACGGATCCTTCCAATGTTCCGCAAAGGGTTCTGAAAAACGGTGAGCTTCCCAATAATTATCGAGTAAACTCTTCCAACCAAAAACATCTTCGTGCAAAGAGAAAATTTTAGACCAGAGGTGGTTGCCCGAACCTTGCGGTCCCGTTAGAACAGCGAGAGTTTTTGTCATCATAATCAGCACCTAGTAACTAATTATAACATAAATAATCTGGACTGTATATACAGTCACTTATAGGTACATACCGATATGGCAAATCCAAAGATAAAGATAAAGCGATCTAGTGTCGCTGGTAAGGTTCCGCATTACCCATCTACTCTTGACTTAGGTGAATTTGCAATCAATACTGCAGATGGTAAAGTATTCATTGCTTCAGGTCAAGATGGTGTAGGTATAGGAACAACAGTTCAAGAAGTTGGGGTCTCAACAGCATTAGTATTATCAGGTATTGTAACATCTGGTAGTTTTGTTGGTCCTGTAACAGGAGATGTAACTGGAAACCTTACTGGTAACGTTGCAGGAGACGTTACAATAGGAACTCCCACGGGAGGTTTCAAAAGCGGTGCATTCACCATATCAAATACCGATAAGACAAAAGATTCTATAAACGAACTAAACAATATATTAGGAAAATTAGTACCGTCAGCACCAACTACGATTGATGGTGTTTCAATCAGTCTGACTGGAACAGCAGGTAGTGGTAGACTTTGTGCTGGATTCACACCAACAAATAACACTGGTGGTTCTGCACCAGTGGCAGGTACACAATATACTAGAAACACTGATAGTACAGTATCTACATCCTACATTACAGAATACGGACCAGGAGATTCTGGAACTGTTACTGGACTGATCAACGCTGTTGGAGTAGGAACCATAACTCTAGCAAGTGGAGATCAGAGTGCTACTAGTGATGCTTTACAGATAGCAAATGATGAGGATGCTTCTAATTCATCAAGAGATACAGGAATAGCAGCAGGGTTCTATGAGATATATGATGTTAGAATAATAAATGCAGCGTCGCCTGATGGTTATAACTTAGCAAAGATTACACACGGTTCAGCAACAACTGGATCCGTATATTGGTATGAGGATCCAAGTACAGTAGCTGCTCCTGTAATATCATTCAGCACACCTATAACACCTTCATCACCAACATTAGCATACTCTTCTGGTATACCACATTATACAGAAGCATCTGCTAACGCATTCACTTATGTAATGACAGTTGAGAATGCAACTGGTGACACGTATACATCCAATACATTCGTAAGTAGTGATGGTCAAACAAATGGATTTCAGAATCCAGGTAGCAAGAGTTATACAGATTTTGCTTCAGGAACTAATCCACCTGCAAGAAACTATGGTGTTGGTACTGGGGTAACTTGTTTGATATCTCAACAACCAAGGAATGTACACACTACTGTTACATCTAGTGTTTTCACATCCTTTGATGCTTCAACTCCTTATGGTTCTCATAACAACCAAAGAGTAACTTATACAACAGATGTCAATGTCATGGGAACCACTGCTGTGACCTCCAGCATGGACGAAGATAACATTTCCATATCTTCTCTTGGAACTGGGTCTGGTAACGCTACCAGAGTCAAGGCAGGTGCAACTGGAGATAATCCAACTGCAGCATATACCTCTTGGACTGGTGGTAGTGCTGGTTCTATTGATACTTATGAGGCAACAGTTAGAGGAGGTACGTTACGTCACGACCAAACAAATTATTCAACTGGATATCTCCCTGCAGGTCCAGATTATTCTTCTGGTAGAACTGGTAATCAATACTTCCAGATTCAGTTAATCAGATCTGCTGTTTCAGAATTTAGTATAACTTATGCTGGTTCTGCTGCTGGATGTTGGGTGTGTATGCCTGACAACTCAACTTGGACTACTTCATTATCTGGTACAAACGGTTGGGCAGATATGTTTGCAGCATATAGAGGATCTGGTGTTCCAACAACTGCGGAACCAGGATGTTCTTCAGGTGGACTAATGGATACTGACGGAGGTACATTTACATGTACCTTTGGAACAGAATCTTCTTCTAATGATTCTAATAATAGAATTCTGATCAGATGGAAATTGACCTCTGGACAGTCAATAACTTCAATGTCATTCACATCTACATAAGCGAGGAATAACCAGTGGCAGCATCATCAAATCAAAAGATAGATTTTCTATTAAAGAAGATTGGTTATACCGCATCTAAGACAGGTATAGCAGAAGACGGTAGTATAAGTGGTACTAAAAAATCTCCTTCGGGTGAAGCAATTGCGTCTCCCTTAGTTGTTCCTAGCAGTAGTGTTTACGCTGATAGTGATCTAATTCCAACGACACCACCAGGTACAGATAGTGACACTGTAAAAGTGTATCTTGCTAGTGCATCTGGTCATAGAATGACCGTTGACAGTACGGTTTCTGGTAGTCGTTCTTTTATTGCGTATACGACATATAATAATACTGGTTCTGGAATTTTAGGTGACTGGATCGATACGCAATTTGGTTCAGATTATATCATCAAAGTTTATAAAGGTGATCCTAATTCTGGTGGTGTTCAGTTATCTGCAGCTGGTTCTGGATCTAGTGATGGATGGTTCTTTGATTATTCATCTGGTGTTCTAAACTTCAATGATACAAACGTACCAACTGGAGTATCAGATACTAACATCTATGTTGTAGGTTACAGATATATTGGTAAAAAAGGAGTTGTTACTCCAGGTGGTATTTCATCAATTACCCAGTTGAATGTTAGTGGTATTGCAACAATACCTCAGTTACAAGCTGGTACAGTAAATGCATCTGGTATTATAACTGCTACTCAGTTCCATACTGGTGCATCAGGATCTGCTATACGGGTTACGAATGGCACGATTTCTGGTCCTGCAACTCTTACCATTGACCCTGCTGCTGTAGGTGACGACACAGGTACAGTCGTAATTGCTGGTGGGTTGCAAGTTGATGGTACAACTACAACAGTCAACTCAACTACAGTCAATATAGTTGATAAGAATGTTCAATTAGCTACTGGTGCTGCAGATGATTCTGCTGCAAACGGAGCAGGTATTACGGTTGACTCTGGAGACGGAGATAAGACAATAAACTTTGAGGCCACAGGAGATAACTGGGGATTCTCAGAAAATATAAACCTTGCTACTGGTAAGGTACTGAAGATCAACAATACTGATATTCTAAGTGCAACTACTCTTGGATCTAGTGTTGTCAGCTCATCCCTAACAAGTTTAGGTACGATTGGGTCTTTGGTTGCTACCACTGCAGATATAAATGCAGGTACAATTGATAACTCAGTTATTGGTGGGTCAACTGCAGCTGCAGGTTCATTCACAACACTTGCTGCTAGTTCCAATGTTACTGTAACTGGAGCAATAGATGTTGATGGACATACAAACTTAGATAATGTAAGCGTATCTGGAGTTGCTACAGTTACAGGAGCAATTACAGCATCTGGTGGTGTTGTTGGTGATATAACGGGTAATGTTACTGGTGCTTCATCTTTAGTTGGTGTTACTGCTGTAACAGATAACGCAACACATTACCTTGCTTTTGTTGATTCCTCATCAGGCAATGAAGCGGTCAAGGTTGATACAGGTCTAACATACAATCCAAGTACTAATCTATTAGTTCTTGCAGGTCTAAATTTCCCTGTAGCCGACGGAGCAGCAGATCAGGTTTTGACTACGGATGGATCGGGAACGCTCTCATTCCAAACAGTTGCATCAAGTTCTGGTGCTGCTACAAGTATATCTGAAAGTACTACAACTGCTACTGCAGGTCAGACTGCATTTACTGCACCAAATGTATTTGATGATGGAGCACAGTCAAAAGCATTCCCAGTATCAGTATTTGTCAACGGTGTAAGACACCGTGTAGGTTCTGCATCATCTTGCGACTTCCAGTTATCTGCACCACAGACAATCAACTTCAATGCACAATCTGCTGCAACTGCTGGTGATAGGGTAACAATTCAAGTTGGTTTTGGTCATACTATTAGTGAAGAATACTTTACTGCCACACAAGGTCAAACTGAATTCCAAACAACTTCAGCAACTCCTGGTGCAATCAAAGAAAAGATTCATGTTTACTTGAATGGTGTCTTACTAAGAAGAGGAACTGATTACAATGCAGGATCTCCTATAACTCTTGCAGCAGGTGCAGATGTAGGAGATGAAATATCTCTAGTCTCTGATGCAGGTGAAGACATGTTTACTGCTACAGACGGTCAAACAGTATTCACACCTTCTGATAATGATACCACTCCTGATAATATTCAAGTGTATCAGAATGGTATTAGATTAGAACTTACTCAAGATTATACTAAGGGTAGTCCACAGGTCACAATAATCAATCCTGCCACAGGATTAGATGTTGGTGATGAATTAGATGTTGTTATCACTCGATAAATAGTAACATGGCACAACCAAATACTAGACAGGGACTGATAGATTACGGGAAACGACAGTTAGGTTTTCCCGTATTAGAGATCAATATTGCTGATGAGCAATATGATGATCTAATAGATGATGCTTTACAAACCTTCCATGATAGACATATGGATGGTGTTGAAAAAATGTATTTGAAACATAAGATAACTGAGGATTTTACTGACACTGTGCGAGCAACTGGACAGGATGGTGCTACAACTTCTCTTGGTATAACAACATCTACTAGTCCAGAAGTTAGTATTCAAGGTATAGGTACTACTACATTTTCTTTTGAAGAAACACAAAATTTTATTCAAGTGCCAGATGCTGTCATTGGTATTGAAAAAGTATGGAAGGTAGATAGTCGTGCTATAGCATCTAACATGTTCAACATAACGTATCAGTTATTTTTGAACGAAATATATTATTTCAGTTCTATGGAACTATTGAGTTACACTCAAACAAAAAGATATCTAGAGGACATTGATTTTATATTACATCCTGATAAACAGATAAGGTTTAATAGAAGACAGAATAGATTGTATATTGATTCAGATTATTCGAGTATGAAAACTGATGATTATCTTATCATAGAATGTTATAGAACAGTAAATCCTAATGACTTCACTAAGGTTTATAATGATCCGTTCTTGAAAAAATACTTTACTGCATTGTTGAAGAAACAATGGGGTTCAAATATGATGAAGTTTAGAGGTGTAAAAATGCCTGGTGGTGTAGATGTGTTAGATGAAAAGATGAGTTCTACTTACGAACTACCTGTAATGGATATGATTGGATAATGGCACTCAATCCGTTTTTCTTACAAGGTGCTAAAGGTGAACAGAACCTAGTTCAGGATCTGGTAAATGAACATTTAAAGATGCATGGCATCGAGTTTGTTTACATGCCAAGAGTATACGTTACATCTAAGGATGTGATGCGTGAAGTTGTTGACTCTAAATTTGATAGATCATTTCCTATCGAAGGTTATATAGAGTCATACGAAGGTTTTGATTCTGGTTATAATTTGCTTACAAAATTTGGGGTAAGATCAACAGCCCAGATGGATGTGATTATCTCACAAGAATCATATACAAATGGTATAGCACCATTGTTATGGAAATTTCCTGGTAAAGAAGTTGGTCCTACAGGAAGACCTGAAAATCAAGAGAGACCATATGAAGGAGATCTTATATATTTTCCTCTAAGAGATATAATATTTGAAATTAAATATGTAAATGATCTTGTAGAATTCTATCAATTACAGAAAAATTATACTTACAGATTGACTCTAGAACCATTCGAGTACTCAGACGAGACGTTTGATACTGGTATTGATGTTATTGATGATGACTTTGAAACTGCTGGTTACAATGTAACGATGACATTGGGAGATGCTGGAACAACAGCAACCATGTTTACTACTTTGACTAATGGTGGTTTATTTAAGATTGAGATGTTGGATGGTGGTAGTGGTTATACAAATGCACCTACAATCAAGATTGAACCTCCTGTGGGTTCAGGTACTGCTGCAGAGGCAGTTGCGATTACTACTCACACTGGTACTAGAAATTTCAAATCGTTGATGGTTGATCGTATAGAAATTACAAATCCTGGTACTGGATATGTTGTAGGAACTGATGAACCAACTATACAATTCCTAACAGAGGACGGTAAAGGATCTGGTGCAAAAGCTCAGGCAGGTATTGGAACAAATGGTGTAGTTGGTATTGTAACGGTAAGTTTTGTTGGTACTGGTTATGCTTTACCACCAACAATAACATTTGACGAACCTGCAGAAGGTGGAACAAGAGCAACAGGAACTACAAAACTGAACGCAACTAATCAAGTTGCTACCGTTCATATGACAAATGCTGGTTATGGATACACTGTAGTACCAACAATTACTGTTGGTGCTTCATCAAGCATAGGTAGTGGAACATTCCTCTATGGTGAAATGATTACAGGATCGTCCAGTCTTACTACTGCGTTTGTAAGTAAGTGGGATACAACTACAAATACATTACTAGCTAAAAATCTCTCAGGTAAGTTTAGTGTTGGTGAACAGATTAGTAATGTTGGATTTGGAAGTGCGGTGTACAATCTAAATAACATCAATTATGACGATGACGATTCTTACAATACTGGAGACACTATTGAAACTCGTGCAGATTCGTCAATCGTAGACTTTACAGAAAGGAACCCATTTGGTGAAATATAATGGTAGGTAATTACTTTTACAATGAGACCATAAGAAAAACAGTTATCGCTTTCGGTACACTGTTCAATAACATCAGTATCAAAAAATTTGCTAGTGATGGTAAGGCGGTAAGTATGGTCAAGGTTCCTATTGCATATGGACCTATGCAAAGGTTTCTAGCAAGGATTGACCAACAACAAGGTTTTGATGACAACGTAGCACTTACGTTACCTAGAATTTCTTTCGAGTTGACATCCTATACTTACGATGTTGCACGTAAAGCATCACCTATAACTAAGTTTTTTGCTAAGAGTCCTACATCAAAGGTAAAACATAAGAAAATGTTTTTGCCTGTTCCATATGATGTTGGTTTTAGATTGAGTTTTGCAACAAAACTTCAAGACGATGCTCTGCAGATTGTAGAACAAATACTTCCATTCTTTCAACCATCGTATAATGTTACTGTCAACATGTTGGAAGGTATAGAAGAGAAAAGAGATATACCATTTACACTAAGAAACATTTCTTTCTCTGATGAGTATGAAGGAGATTTTTCAACTAGAAGATTTATTCAATATGATTTAGATTTTGTTGCTAAAACATACTTCTATCAGGAAGTACCTACAGACGAAGGTGGAATCATCAAGAAGGTTCAGGTCGATTACTCTACAAATATCAGAGCACCAAGAGAGCAAAGGTATACTGTCACACCTCAGGCAGTCAAGGATTACAATGATGATGCTACAACAAAAATATCAGTTGCTTTGGATGATAAGAAGACATTAGTCAAAGTGAATAATGCAGCAGGTCTTGCTGTAAGAAATTATATACAAATTAATAATGAAACCATGTATATAAAAGAGATTGATGGTACTAATTTGATTGTTGGAAGGGGTCAGTATGGTACTAAAATATCAGAACACTATGCTGATGACGTTGTGAATTTGGTAAATATTACTGATAATGCACTTATCGAGGTCGGTGATGATTTTGGATTCAGTGAATCTAGTTTTGTCTTTGGTAATGATGGATTGGATTATAGTCCTTCTGAGGGTAGAGATATCTAATGGATAAAGGATTTGAAGCTATTGATAAAGCACTATCTGTGAAAGCAGAAATTGTCAAGGAAAAACCTAAGATACAGAAGCAAGTACAGGATGATCCTACCAAGGATTATGAGTATAGTAGAGCACAGTTCTACAACCTTATCGAGAAGGGTCAGGAGGCAGTTGACGGCATATTAGATGTTGCAGGTGACTCTCAGCATCCTAGAGCATATGAAGTTGCTGGACAGTTGATCAAACATATTGCAGATACAACTGATAAGTTAGTTGATCTACAGAAGAAAATGAAAGATTTAGATGAAGATAAATCTACAAAACAAGTAACCAATAACTCATTGTTTATAGGTAGTACTTCTGACTTACAGAAAATGCTCAAAGCAAACGGACTTACTGATAGAAAATAATAAATATAACATGGCAAACATTCCTGAAGATATTAGTAACATCATCAAAACTGGTGTTAGTAGTTACTTAAATCAAAACAAGAATATTAATTTAGGTGATCTTACTTCTGCTGAAAGAAGGAAGAAGGCTGGAAATCAATTGAGGTCTACGTTGAAATCAACTACACTTGATACAGGACAGAATATAATTAATCATTTGAAGAAGGAAGAAGTTTCTCGCAGGAAAAAACCTTCTGCTATAAGAAAGAAGAAGGCACTTGATGCTGCTTTAGAGAAACTAAAAAAGAAAAGAGGATCTCTGAAAGAGGGTGATGTACGTGCGGATAAACTTGCACAGGCTGTAAGAAGCGGTATTACAACTGGAACTGTACCATCACTAAAGGTAAAAAAACTCGATAAAATAATAAAGAAGGTTAGAAATCTTCCAGAAATGGTCAGTAAGTTGAAAGACTCTGACAGAAGAACTCCTGGTAAAACTATTGATATAAAAGCAAAAGAAGTCAAAGACAATCAGTTAGCAAAACGTGAACCAGATAAAGGTTCAGCACTTACTACCCGTGGTACAAAAAATACTGAAGTGAAAGACAAAAGAGAACCAAAACCATACAGCAAAAAGAAAGGAGAAAAAGGTAAGTTCAAAGGTCCATCCAAAGAAAGAATTGGTAACATAGCAAAGGGTATACATAATGCAGTAAAGTCAGCAGGTAGTGCTGTGTCACAGGGATACGGACAATCTAGCTGGAATTAGCATTGTGATTGATGAGTGACATCTATCTTGGTAATCCTAATCTAAAAAAAGTCAATACTGCTCAAGAGTTCACCAAGGAGCATATTGAAGAATTTTTAAAGTGTAAGAAAGATCCAGTATATTTTACAGAGAAGCATATAAAAATTGTTAATGTTGACGAAGGTCTAGTCTCCTTTGACATGTACAAGTTTCAGAAGAAACTTATAAGAAATTTTCATAAGAATAGATTTAATATCTGCAAGATGCCTAGGCAGACTGGTAAGTCAACAACGGTAGTATCATACTTACTTCATTACGCAATATTCAACGATAACGTCAATATTGGAATCCTCGCAAACAAAGCAGCGACTGCTAGAGATTTACTCGGCAGACTACAATTGGCATATGAGAACTTGCCGAAGTGGATGCAGCAGGGGATCGTTGCTTGGAATAAAGGATCAATGGAACTGGAAAACGGTTCCAAGATCATAGCAGCATCTACATCTGCATCAGCAGTTCGAGGTATGTCTTTCAATATCATCTTCCTTGATGAGTTTGCATTCGTGCAGAACCACTTGGCAGATGATTTCTTTGCGTCTGTTTATCCTACTATATCTTCTGGTAAATCTACCAAAGTTATAATAGTATCAACGCCTCATGGTATGAATCACTTTTATCGAATGTGGCATGACGCAGAACGGGGGCAGAACGAGTATGTTGCTACAGAAGTTCACTGGTCTGAAGTACCAGGTCGAGATTCTAAATGGAAAGAACAGACTATAAGAAATACTAGTAAACAACAGTTTGCTATTGAGTTTGAGTGTGAGTTTCTAGGATCTGTAGATACTCTTATCTCTGCAGCAAAACTAAAAGCACTTGTATATGAAAACCCCGTAGAACAAAATGGTAAGTTATCAGTGTACGAAAAACCTTATGAGAAAAGAGATTATATTGTAACAGTTGACGTAGCAAGAGGTATCTCTAAAGATTATAGTGCCTTTATAGTTGCTGATATTACAGAGTTTCCGTATAGGATTGTTGCCACATATAGAGACAATGAAGTCAAACCTATGTTATTCCCTTCCATTATCGAGGAGGTTGCTATAGCATATAATAATGCATATGTCTTATGCGAGGTAAATGATATTGGAGATCAAGTAGCATCTATTTTATTTTATGATCTTGAATATGAAAATCTATTGATGGTTGCCATGCGTGGTAGGGCAGGTCAGATTGTGGGATCAGGATTCTCTGGTGTCAAAACACAGTTAGGTGTCAAGATGAGCACGACCACAAAAAAGGTTGGTTGTTCTAACCTAAAGACATTGGTAGAGGAAGACAAATTAGTATTCAATGATTATAATATTATTAGTGAGTTGACTACGTTTATTCAGAAGAAACAATCATTTGAGGCAGAAGAGGGATGTAATGATGACCTTGCCATGTGTTTGGTTATATTCTCTTGGTTGGTAGCACAAGAATACTTCAAAGAAATGACTGATCAGGATGTCAGAAAACGTATCTATGAAGAACAAAAGAATGCTATAGAACAAGACATGGCTCCTTTTGGATTTGTATGTGATGGATTTGATGAAGAGTCTGAGATAGTTGATCAGAATGGTGACGTTTGGAAAACTGACGAGTATGGAGACAGAGCTTTTATGTGGGAGTATAGATGATGAAACCAAGATGCTTAGAAGATAAATTTCTTGGGTGGAGTGCTACGGGGGAATTACTACCTTGCTGCTGGTATGACAATCCAAACAAAGAATACATAAAAGATCTATTAGATGAAAAATTTAGAATATCATATGACAATACAGTTGAAGATGTTCTAAACTCTGAAGAGTGGAAGGCATTTTTTGATAGGGTAAAGAACGATCCCGAATCACTTCCTCCAGTTTGTCATAGGTATTGTGGATAAATTTTATGGAATTAATCTTGATATAACTTATCTGTGTTCTTTGAAATGTCCTGGTTGTGCTAGGCAAAGATATACAGATGGTAAGAATGGATTTCAAGATTTAGTTACTGGTGGTCCTGTTCCTGGTAAGCATATGACTTATGAGGAAATGGATGTTGTTAGTGATTATTTTCAAGGAATAACTTTTTGTGGTACACATTCTGATCCTCAGTTTCATCCACAGTTTCATGAGTTCTTACAACTATGTGTTGATAAGAAAAGAACTATACAAGTTCATGTTGCTGCTACAGCACAGAAAAGTTCTTGGTGGACAAAGGCATTTCAAATATCAAAAGGTGGAAATGTTGAATGGGTGTTTGGTATAGATGGCAAACCAGAAGATAGTCACAAGTATAGAAAAAATCAAAATGGGAAATTTTTATATAATATGATGATACGTGCTGCTGCTATGGGATTGAAAACTACATGGCATTATATCGTATTCAATTATAATGAGAATGATGTAGATGAATGTCAAAGAGAAGCAGAAAAAAGAAACATAACATTTGTAAAAATTGTATCTTGCAGGTGGTGGACTGAAGATTTGCTTGCATTAAAACCAACAGAAGCGTATGTTGAAGAATCTAAATTAGGGATGAAAAGGTCAGTTGGAGTGGTAGATAATAAGCCAAGGTTGATATAGCAGTCAAAAAACCTAAATAATTTCAGTCAAAAGTTCGGGTACTGCAGGGAGTTAGAATGGCACTTCGATTAGCATCTCCAGGTATTTCAGTAAGAGAGGTAGACCTTACAAGAGGTGGCGTAGACTTTACACTAAACGTTGTTGGTGGTATAGCTGCTCCTTTCCGTAAGGGACCTGTCAATGAAATAACCAGAATAAACAATGAAAAAGAGTTAGTTGACACATTTGGTGAACCAGGTGTGGGTACAACTGACTTCCATTACGAGGCATGGTATGGTGCAGCACATTACTTATCCTATGGTGGTAAGTTGGATGTTGTCCGTGTTGGTGGTGGAGATCTAAACACAGCAAACGCTGCAGTTGGTCAGGCATCATTAGGAAGTCTTCGACTTGATAGTTACGAAGATTATACAAATAATCAGGCAGATGATATCACTTGGTATTTTGCTGCAAGAAACCCAGGTAATTGGGCAGAGAACGCAAAAGTTGCAGTTATTGATAACGCTGCTGACCAAACATTTACTGGTGTTACTACAACTAACTGGGCAGTTGGTTATGGTGTTACACAAACTCTAACAGGAGTTACAGTTGGTGTTGGTACAACTGCTGCTGCAACTGGAATGCTGAAGGGCATTATTTCAAGTATTGGTTCTGGTACTATAGACGTTAGAGTCACAAGTACTGTTATCGGTGGAACTGAAACTCTTGTATCTTATACAGAAGGATCTCAGTTTGAATTCAAAACTGGAACTGGTAATTTAGTTGGTATCAACTCGTCAAGTACGGCAAACGTAGGAAATAGATTTACTCCTGCTGATGGTACTGTAAGTGATTGGTACAATGCACAGAACATTCTAACAAGTGTTGCTGATGGTGGAACAGACATTGTTACTCTACCTTGGAAGGCAGTACTCAACAAACCAAGAACAAATAATTTTGTTACAAGTAGAGATGGAGCAAACGATGCTCTTCACATTGTTGTTGTTGATGGTGGCGGTGGAATATCAGGAGATGTAGGATCCATTCTAGAAAAACATCCTAACCTTTCTAAGGGTAAGGATGTAACTCAGTCTGGTGGTAGATCAATATACTATAAAGATTACCTAGCAGATAATTCAGATTACATTTTTGCAGGTGTTTCACTTGTAAATGCATCTGATTCTCATCATGGAACCAATCCATTAGCATCAGGATTCAGTAGCGGATTTGTTGCTGAAACAACTAACTCTGGTGCATGGGGTCAGAACGCTAAAGAAGTCAAATTCTCATCTATCGGTAACGTAGGTTATCCTCTTGTAGGTGGTTTGGATTACACAGGTGTTGGATTATTTGATGCACCATTAGGAGACATTCTAACGGGATATGATAAGTTTGCTGATCCTGTAGATAGCGATATTAGATTCCTACTACAAGGTTCTGCACATAAGACTAAGGAAGAGGAGCAAGCAAAAGCAAACAAGATGATCCAGATTGCCGAAGGCAGAAAGGATACAGTTGCTGTTATATCTCCTCATAGATTAGCAACCGTCAACGTTGCTTCTGCTACAGATCAGTTAGACAATGTTCTATCATTCTTCGCACCAATAACTTCATCATCATACGCAGTATTTGATTCTGGTTATCAGTACGTATACGATAGATTCAATAAGAAGTTTGTTTATATGCCTTCGTCTAGTGATATTGCTGGACTTATGGTAAGAACAGATAGAGATCAATTCCCTTGGTTCTCACCTGCAGGTCTTGATAGAGGTGGACTAAACTTCCCTGTGAAGTTAGCGTTCAATCCTGGTCAAGATGCAAGAGATAGACTCTACTCTCAGAGAATAAATCCAATCATCTCACAACCTGGATCAGGTATTATCCTCTTCGGTGATAAGACTGCTCTTGCTTATGAGTCTGCATTTGACAGAATCAACGTAAGAAGGTTGTTCATCGTAATCGAAAAAGCAGTCGAGAATGCTGCTAAATCAGCACTCTTTGAACTCAACGATGCAGGTACTCGTTCAAACTTCGTAAATGTTGTTGAACCATTCCTAAGGGATGTTCAAGCAAAGAGAGGTATTCAAGACTTCCTACTCATTTGCGATGAAACCAATAACACACCAGATGTTATTGATCGTAATGAATTCCTTGCTGATGTTTACATCAAACCTGCAAGATCAATCAACTTCATTGGTCTTAC